CGGTTATACGACTACGGAGCAGATTGCGGTGTACACTGGCTTCAAAACCATGTACAGCGCGGCTACGGATGCGCTCATCACCAAGTTGCTGGGTGGTGAGTCGTAGAGGATCAGCCAGGGGGTGCGGAGGATTCTAACTCTCTCTTGCAAAAGAGGAGTGAAGTCCCCGTTGAACCCGCTGATATGGAGAGAGAGTACTTGGATGAGGACGGCATCACCGTTTACCTTAAGGTTAACTATAAGGTTATCCTTTTGGTACTGGTAATGTTCGATTTCTTCCATGTATCCTTTAACGAGCTTGTTCTTCGCTTGTTCGGGCTTTAAAACCCAAACAGGTGTTGAGCTAAGCACGTGTCGGAATCCGATGTTTTGCATCGTATTCTTTCTCTCCTTGCGCCTTTGGCGTACCATGTGGTAAGTATTGCAAGCACCTCTCTTAGAGAGTCTGGTTGATAAGGCCAGAATGCAATACTTGTCAGTGTCATAGGCTATATGGATACAGTAACCTCACTTGAGGAGGGCTGTTGAAAAGCCTGATGTCACTCTGGACCGAGGTGGCTAATGAATTAGCCTCCTTATGCCGCACCAGCGCCACTGCGGACGTTAATACCGCTCGCAGGAGGTTCGAACATGAGGGGTTGTCGTTTTTTACGATAACCCTACCTACCCTTGGAAAAGCAGTCCAAAACTGGCTTGACCTTGGGTATGTCGAGAGCATCTCTTCCTTTAAAACTGGAAGAGGGAGGCTCCCCCTATTTCTAGGAGGTTTCTCCTCTCGTGTGTTCGACCTGAACACTGGTATGTTGCTCGATGATCCATGCATTGACTCAATCTTCGCTTTGCGTCAGCTAACGCTGATGCTTGAGAAGATATCTTTGCCGTGCAGCGATGCACGTGTTAGAGATGCAATGCACAGATATGTCGAGTGTGAGAAGGAAGTCCGTCAGGTTGACATGGATCTCACCGTGAAGGATTACGATGATTTCCGTAGAATGTCAACCCTATTGTTTGGTGAAGTTTTTCTTCAAATGGACAGAGATGTCTATTATGGAGAGCTGCTTCCCAAACATGGGCCAGGTTCTACTGCCGATGGTCTTACTGGAAACAGTAAGTATCGTCAGTCGACTTGGACACATCGCTTGGATGCTGTCCTTCCAGCCTCTGAGTACCTTATTCCTAACGCTCATTTTGTGAGCGATCTGGATAAGGTGGACTTCCTCGAACCCGGCGCTGAGTCACCTGTGAAGGTGATTTCAGTTCCTAAAACGTTGAAGACACCGAGAATTATCGCGATGGAGCCTACGTGCATGCAATATGCACAGCAAGCTCTGTTGCGATGTTTTCTTGCAGCTTTCGAGAGGGATGAACTCCTCCGATCGCTAATCGGATTTGACGACCAAGTCCCTAATCAGGACTTGGCTCGTCAAGGTTCTGTCGATGGACGAACCGCAACACTCGATTTGAGTGATGCATCTGATCGTGTCTCCAATCAGCTTGTTCGCTGCATGTTTGCACAATGGCCAAATTTGAGTATGGCTATTGATGCAGCACGCTCGCGGCAGGCTGAGGTACAAGGCTTTGGCGTTTTACGTCTGGCCAAGTACGCGTCTATGGGTTCAGCGCTCTGCTTCCCCGTGGAAGCTATGGTCTTTACGACCCTTATCTTCCTCGGAATAGAGCAGTCGCTCAACATTACCATGACCCCGGAGCTCGTAAAGAGCTTTCGGGATTCGGTGCGCGTCTACGGAGACGATTTGATCGTCCCCGTAGAACATGTGCTGTCTATCGTTCAGTCGCTCGAGCATTTTGGTGCAAGAGTTGGACTGAGCAAGTCTTTCTGGACTGGAAAGTTCAGAGAGTCTTGCGGGAAGGAATACTTTAATGGAACGGACGTATCTCTAGTCCGTGTCCGGCAAGCGTTACCTTCCACGATAGCAGACGCTACAGGGGTGATATCTACTGTTTCTCTTAGAAACCAGTTCTATGAACATGGTCTCTGGAGAACATGTAGATGGTTGGACGATCAGCTGCAGGATTTGTTGAGATACTATCCTGTAGTGGATCCGGCCTCCCCTGTGTTGGGCAGGGTTTCATTCCTCGGGTATCAATCCGAGCGAATGCACCCATTCCTGCATAGTCCTCTAGTTCGAGGCTATGTTGTGCAGGCCAAAGCCCCGAGTGATGTACTCGAGGATACTGGTGCCCTCCTTAAGTGTCTTCTCAAGCTGGAATCTGGTGATAGTTTAAGGGGTGTCGAGAGTCATCTCGATGAAATCCCCTGTTACCAGTCCGGCTTGGTCCGAAACTTCGGGCCTTCCCTGCTAGGTTTGCCACCTACAGGCCAAGCTGAGAAGCACTTGGAGCGTTCTGGACGTCCCAAGCACGTCGGCATAAAGCTTGCGTGGCGCTCACCCTTTTGATGGGGGTGAGGGGGAACCTTACGGTTCCTGGGGGAGAGATCTTGCCTGTTCTTAATTGAACAGGGCCTCATCATATGAGGTTGTCTCTCG